TATGCCGTGGCAAAAATTCATTATGGCTATGCTAATTGGCTGGCGTAATGATGACGGTGGCAAACGATTCTCACGGGCTATAGTTTCAGTTGCGCGAGGTTGAATGGCCAAGGCAAAACTTATCTTATGGCGATTATTACTGCCTATAGTTATTTAATTGAGTCATTGGGACTATCTAACCAAGATTACTTAGTATCTTCTATTAATTACAAGCAAACGAGTAAGATTCTGGGATATATTAAGTCAATGCTTGCCAAGATTGCAACGATTGAACCATTTAAAACACTACTTAAAGATAGTGGATTAGATACACGGACGCTGTCATCACAGGCCGATCAAGTAACAATGAGCAAGACTAATAACAAGCTACGGGCGATCAGTCACGAAGCCGGTCAGTACGACTCGTTTCACTTTACAACTGCTATTTTTGATGAAATTGGTGAAGTTAAGACACGACAAAAGATTTCTAAAATTGTGTCAGGGCAAGTTAAGGTGCGTAATAAGCAATTTATTCAAATTTCAACGGCTTATCCAGATCCCACTGTTCCGTTTCACGACGACGAGCGTATGATTCAGCAAGCCATGGAACAAGATTATTTGCGCGATGCTGATACATATTTGGGGCTTATTTGGTCGCAGGACAATCTGGACGAAACTTATAAGCCCGATATGTGGGTTAAAAGTAATCCCTTACTAGATTTACCGAGCCAACGAGAAGTGTTGCTGAACGGCTTGACAGATAAGCGCGATTCTGACGCTTTGTCGGGCACACTCAACGATTTCCAAAACAAAAACCTTAACTTGTGGCTAGAGCAATCGGCCGACAGCTTCTTGAAATTGCCTGACGTTGAGCAAGCTATTATATCATCATTTAGTTTTGATGACCGGCAAGTCTATATTGGCTTTGACTACTCGATGTTTAGTGATAACACAGCGCTAGCGTTTGTATTTCCTTATCGTGATAATAATGACAAACCACGATGGTTTATTTATCAGCATAGTTTTATTCCCTGGCAGAAAGCCGGTTCGATTGAGGCTAAAGAAAAGCAAGACGGTATTAATTATCGGGACTTAGCTCAAAAGGGATTTTGTACAATTAGTAGCCATCCTCAAGGACTAATCAATGACGAGCAGGTTTACCAATGGTTGCTTAACTTTGTTGAACGGCATCGACTGGAAGTTGTCTTCTTCGGTTATGACGCGTGGGGACTAACGCCTACAATCAAGCAATTGGATTTAAATTCTGGTTGGCCATTGCAAGCCATTCGGCAGCGGACTAGTGAATTGAAGGATCCAACTAAGTTTTTGCAGACAATGTTCGTTGAAGGTTCGGTAGACCGCTTTGATGATCGAATTATGGAAAAGGCATTACTAAATGCTGAAATTTATGAAGACAAAATTGGCATTCAAGTCGATAAAGCTAAGGCCACATTGAAGATTGATGTGGTGGACGCGTTAATTGATGCCTTATTCCAAGCCACGTATCACTTTGAAGACTTTTCAGATGTAAACAATCCTGATAAGCAGGTCGAACGTATGAGCGAAAAACAAGTTCTCGAATGGTTTAATAACCCGGATTCAGGATTGCTAGGAGATGATATTAATGATTTTTAAACAATTTTTTGCGACTATCTGGCATTACTTTGATGTACTGTGTTTCATTCTAGGTATGGTTGCTGGAGTGTATGCAGCCTTTTTGTTTGGACAGGCACAAGGCGTCTTAGCAATCGCGGTAGCTTTATTCTTAGTTGGCTGGCTTTCGGAAGTCGTAACAGCTGGCCAAAAAGGAGGTGATTAATAATGCCCTTTTTTGAACCACCAACGGTAAAAAATAATTCAGTTAGTATTCAAAGCGTACCAGTAGACGACGATAACATTGTTAATTTCCTATCACCAACTGGCGATAATGAGTATGTTAGTGCCAAAGATGCTTTGGAAAATTCAGATATTTATTCAGCAGTTAATCAAATATCTGGAGACTTAGCCACGGTACAATTAATGGCTAATATGCCACGAGCACAAGGAATTTTAAATAATCCTAGCACGACAGCTAACGGCCACACATTTTGGCAGTCGATGTATTCACAATTGTTATTGGGTGGTGAATGCTTTGCGTATCGTTGGCGTAATCCTAACGGTTTAGATTTGCGCTGGGAATATTTGCGACCTAGTCAAGTTCAAACATATCTATTAGATGATGGTAGCGGCTTAACCTATACAGTTACCTTTGATGAGCCCAATCTTGGCGTACTTCAATATGTACCACAGTCTGATATGATTCATATTCGCTGGGCTAGTACCGATGGCGGTATGACGGGTAATAGTCCATTGAAAGCATTATCGAATGAGTTACAAGTCAAGAGTTCGTCTAATAGTTTAACGTTGGCTGCGTTAGCGCGTTCAATTAGTGCTCCTGGCGTTCTATCTATTCAGCACGGTGGGCTGCTAAGTGAGAAGATGAAAGCCAGCCGTTCGCGCAACTTCATGAAACAGGTGAACAGTTCAAACGGTGGGCCGGTCGTTATTGATCAACTTGAAGATTACAAGCCACTAGAAATGAAAGCCGATGTTACTAAGCTATTAAGCCAAACAGATTGGACAAGCAAGCAAATCGCTAAAGTTTTCGGTATTCCTGATAGCTATTTGAATGGTCAAGGCGACCAGCAAAGTAATATTGACCAAATTAAAGGCATGTACACTAACGCCCTTAATCGCTATTTACAGGCAATTTTAGCTGAGCTGGATAATAAGCTTAATGCTAAGATTACGGCCAATATACGTACTGCTGTAGACCCATTGGGAGACTCATTTGCAGCTACTCTATCAGGGCTAGCTAAAGATGGCACGATTGCCAATAATCAAGCAACTTGGCTACTACAGCAGACTGGTTATTTCCCGGATGAAATGCCTGATGCTAAGAATCCAATAACACAACAAGTTGTAATTCAATCGGGAAAAGGAGGTGATAATGATGACAAAGAAAGTGATGATTAAAGGCGATATTGTTGATGATCAAACAGCTGGCTTCTATCAATTCTTCGGAATGCCAGCAGTATCACCTTCAGGTGTTGCTGACATTTTAAATGATAACGACGACACTGACGATGACGACGGCGACGACGAAGAACTTGAAGTCGACATTGCTTCCAATGGTGGTGATGTTTTTGCGGCTAGTGAAATTTACACTATGCTAAAGAATTATGCTGGCAATGTCACAGTTAATATTCAAGGCTTAGCCGCTAGTGCGGCAAGCGTGGTTGCTATGGCTGGCGATCATATTAACATTTCACCAACTGCACAAATTATGATTCATAAGGCTTGGTCACAACCAGCTGGTAATGCTGACGATTTGGAACATGAATCCAGTATTTTAAATGGCATTGATCAATCAATTGCCAGTGCCTATGAAGCTAAAACTGGCATGGATCAAGCTGACTTGCTACAACTAATGGCAAATGAAACATGGTTAACCGCTAGTGATGCCGTTGATAAAGGCTTCGCTGACGAAATTATGTTTGCTAATGACCAACAATTACAACCGGTTAACGCTATTTCACATATTCCACCTAAATCTGCAGTTAACAAATTGATGAACCTCATTTACAAGGCGGATAAGGATAAAGCTAAACCGGCTAAAGAAGAAAATACTACTAATAGTCAATCTGCTGAATTACGAAACAGCAAGTTGGCTATTTTATTTGGAAAAAATCAAAAGGAGGCCAACTAATGGCTAATATTAATACAATTAATGATGCTTGGATTGCCCAAGGGCAAAAGGTATCAGACTTGAACGACAAGTTAAACGCAGCTGTCCTTGACGACAGCTTTGACCAAGACAAATTTAAAGCAATGAAACAAGATCGCGACAATGCGGTTGCCCGGCGTGATGCTTTACATGAACAATTAGAAGAAGAACGTAAGGCTCAAGAAATTGCCAACATGGATGACAAGGAAAAGGCTCCGCTTAATGATGATGAAAAAGACATCAAGGACGAATTTGTCAAGAACTTCAAAGGCATGATTAAAGGCGATCCTAAAGTTATGAACTTGGTAACTTCATCTACCGACGTAACTGGAAATGCAATTGGTTTGACTATTCCACAAGATATTCAAACAGCAATCAATACGCTGGTTCGTCAGTTCGATTCGTTACAACAGTATGTTAATCGGGAAGCTGTTACGACACAAACTGGATCACGTGTTTACGAAAAGTTCACCGATATTACCCCGTTAGCCGACTTAGATGATGAAACGGCCACCATTGGTGATAATGATGATCCTAAGTTGTCCCTTGTTAAATATACGATTCATCGGTATGCCGGGATTACCACCGCTACTAATTCATTACTAAAGGACACGGCCGACAACATTTTAGCTTGGTTATCACAATGGATTGCTAAGAAGGTTGTTGTTACTCGCAACGCCCAAATCATTGCAGCAATGAACCAAGCACCAAAGAAGCCAACATTATCCAAGTTCGATGACATTATTACGATGATTAACACTGCTGTTGATCCTGCCATCAAGTCTACGTCATTTTTAATGACAAATACGTCAGGCTTAAATGTACTTTCTGAAGTTAAGGATGCTATGGGTCGATACTTATTACAACCAGACCCAACGCAACCTGATCAGTATTTAATTCGTGGCAAGCGGATTGTAGAAGTTGCTGACAAGTGGTTGCCTAACGTTGGTACTTCGTCAGCACCGGCTTATCCACTTTACTATGGTGATTTGTCGCAAGCGGTAACTTTGTTTGACCGAGAAAATGCTTCCTTATTGACTACCAACATTGGCGGCGATGCCTTCGCTAAAGACCAAACTAAGATTCGTGTGATTGATCGTTTTGATGTTGAAGCTACTGATACGGATGCCTTTGTTGCAGGTTCATTCAGCACAATTGCTGACCAACCAGCCAACTTTGCAGCAAGCTCTGCTCCAACAACAGCTTAATAAGTAATTAGCCAACCGTGTCGCCGATAAATAAACAGTACAGTTATAACCTGGGCGGCTAAGTAAGGATGTGATTTAAGTGGCAGCCGATTTAAAAACATTAAAATCATCTTTGCGAATTGACGGGAATGATGACGACGAGCTACTAAAAGGCTATTTGTCTGCAGCTACTAGCTACATTAAGCAGTCTATCGGTGATGAAAATGGCGTTTCAGGGTTCTATGAGATGGATGGCGTTAGTGACTTGTTTGAAACGGCTGTTTATGCTTTAGCTGGTTCATACTGGTATTACCGGACATCAATCACTTCAAACACCGTTAATCCAGTTGACTTAGTTGTCGATTCAATTATCGGCCAATTGCGTGGCCTGTATAACCAAAAACAGGACGAGGTGAGCGACGATGGCAATCAATAAGTTAACTCCAGTTGACTTTAACCAGCGTATACAGATTGGCACTGTTAAAACTGTTCAAAATCCTATTAATGGGACTAGTAAGCAGACATTTATTAGCCAGTTTAGTTTATACTGCGCACCCTATACACGATCGATTGCATATTCGTATCAGCTCACAGCTGAACAATTAGAGCAAGTCGTCGTCATTATTAGGCATAATCCTAAAGTTTACGAAGGTATTAAATGCCAATATAAAGGTAAACTTTACGATGTCATTAATGACAGCATGGATGATTCTAGTAATTATCTGTCTTGTGATTATTTGACGCTCAAACAGGTTACCAAGGGGGCTTAGCTATGGCAAACGATGATATGGCCGACCAACTAGAAAGCTGGCTTAAAGACGTCCACAAGTTAGTTCCCAATGAGGCTGAGCAAGAGCGGATAACCGAGGCTGGTGCTAAGAAGTTGGCTGATAACTTGACGGAAGCCACGCGAAAGAAACACTATTCAAGTCATAAAGACGAGAAGTACGGACACATGGCTGACAATATAAGCTATAACAGCAACGATATAGATGGTGAACATGATGGAAGCTCGATTGTAGGCTGGACTAATAAGTACCATGACATGAATGCCATGCGGTTAAACGATGGGACTAAGCACATTAAGGCTGATCACTTTGTTGACCAGAACCTAGCTGACAGCCAAGACGATGTCTTTAACGCCATGTTAGAGGAATTTAAGAAAGGGGACGATGACTAATGCTATTACCAGTATCACAGGTTGCTAGCCTAGTTAATTCCCTCAATTTAACGTGGCTCGATAAAGTCTACCTTAATGAGATACCGGAAGAAGAAATAAACAACGCCAATTCAACAGTCATGCTATTACAAGAGACCGATTCAAGCCCGGCTTACCTTGCAAACAACACGTTTAAAGGCCTAGCAATGGGTGTTGAAATTCAAATCTTTTATAAGGTTGACCTAGCCGATGACTTTAACCCACTAGAAGCCGAAATAGCTTTGATGAAAAGCTTTAAACAGGCTGGCTGGTTAATTGTATCTAGTCAGCATCACACGACTGACCCGGATACGAACCAAATAACCAAAACAATTTATGTAACTAAAAATGAAATGATTTAAAGGAGAGATATTTAAATGTCAAAACACAACATTGTAAAAGCAACTTTTGCTTTACTTGATGACAACGGTGATTTAATCAAGGACCCTACTAAAGGTCTATCTGCTGATGGAATCTATGTTGCCGACCATAATGGCGAAGGTTTCAGTCAAATTAACGTGACTGCTATTGAAGCAGCCGGGACGCCTGGTTGGGGTAACGGACAAATCAAGCGGACAGCCTATGGTAAGTCTATGCCTACCTTGGCCTTAACCGCTTTAGACTTGGACTTCAAGATTAACCAGATGCTAAAGGGGTTCACACAAAACACCAATACAGGTGCCTGGGTAAGACAATTGCCTAAGCCACACGTTGCGATGATTGCCGAATCTCAATCACTAGATGGCGACATCTCAATCTACGAATGCTTCAACAACATTGAATTTGTCGAAGAAGCATCTAACAACTCAACTGATACCAATAATGAAGCTGCCTACTCAACAGCCCTAAATGGTACTGTCTTAACGCCATTGAAGCCAGACATTTTCTTAGCTGCCAATGGCGTACAACAACCATATATGATCGCCAAGTCAAATGACGCTAACTTTGATCTGGACAAGCTTATGGCTGAAACGTTTGGTGGCTACACTAAGTCAACCAGCGGTACAACTGGCAGTACGACTGGTAACTAGCAACACTTTAAAGGCTTCCCATTAAGGGTGGCCTTTTTACATACAAACTAAATTAAAGGGGCAAAATTTACTATGAAAATTAATGCTAAAAACTACTTTAAAATCAATAAGACGGTCGATGTAACACCAACTAACAACATTATTAAACTGGCTACTAAGGTTCAAATTGGTATGTTGGAATCGCAAGACACCGAAAAAGAGGTCACTGAACTAGACGCAATGAAAAACGGCCTAGAATTGCAAGATGATATGGTTGGCTTTGTACAACGGGTGATGGGCTATACCGACAAGCAAATGGAAACCATTAATAACACTGTCTCAATTGAACGGTTTGGTGAAGGTGTTGGCTATCTAATCATGCGTTTAAACGGTATCTCAGACGCTGACATTAAGCTGTCTGAACAAAAGCAACGCAAGGCTATCGAAGATTCTAAAA